ACGTATTGTAGTACTAGTAGCCTTGCTTAGCGGTTCTGAGACTCCATATTTAAACTCTAATCTCTCTAATGTTTTTATTATTTTTTCTTTAAACAATTTTTCGTGTCTTCCTATCGATAACGCAACTTGATATTCATTTAAATTTCCTTCAGCTAAATATACACCCAACAACCAAAGAAAATCTGGATTTTTTTCTATTTGATAAATTGTTTTATCATAAATTAGATTATCTAAATAAGGTATAGCAACAAAATCATTTTTAGTTAAATCTTTTGCCTCTTTCCAACCATCAATAGTTAAAAACGGATGCTCTAAACTACATTCTATTTCTTTTTCAATGCCATAAATTTTAATTTTTAATGTATTCCCCTGCCAATGCCTTTTGAATTTTTTTATTACCTTCTTTTTATTTCCCAAATGTGTAATAACATAATCCCCTTCTTTAATATCTGAAATTTTTTTATAACTAAAATCTTCCATTAAAACAGGGGTATTTCCGTGAAAACAACTTCCACTCCCGTCTTGGTTAAAAACAGGAAACTTCCTCCATTGGTCTTGTGGTTTTTCTACCCAATTAACGGGGTCAATTCCCGAAACAATTTCTGAAAAAAGATAATCTTTTTGTTTTGCCACCAAAGGGCGTGTATCTATTAACGCTCCAGTAGATGGTTGTTTTTTGTTTTTAAAGAAAATCATAAACTTTCTACTAATTTATCATAATCCTTCCATTTATATCCTAACTCTTTTATGAACATTTTTTCAAGCTTGGTAGCGAATAAATGCTCTCGATGATAGGGAGAGTGCCTATCGTTTCCTGGTTCATCTTGAATTTTACATCCGCACGGAGCATATTTTTTGCCTTCTTCTCTTGCCCTCTCATAAGCAATATCAAAAACATCAATCTTTTCCCAGCTAATTCCCCTTTTCTTACAAAGAAAACTTTCTATAAGCTCGTGGAGAATAACAGCCAGCTGTTGGTATTCATCGCCAAAAATTGAAACTCTATAATCTATTGAACCATCTTTATTTTTCCAGTAATCACCGACCGGCTCAAATTTTCTTTGCTTATTTTTCGGTATTGATTTAATCGTTATCGTTTGTAATTTCTTCATTGTCTTCTGTTGTTTTATATAACTCATTTAAAATACTCATTCTATTTGGAATAGACGTTGGATAATCAAGCGATAAAAAGTCATGTTCTGGACGATAATACATTTCATCAAATTCAATATTTTTAAGATTATTATATGCATTTTTTACAGCATCATAAAGGGTATTACCAACACCAGTTACTACTGCTATATCTTTATCTAATCCAGAAGTATAAAAATTATTTTCTTTTTTAATAACATCTAGCATCCATACATTTTTATTGTCTTTAATATGAAGAAGCAATTTTTTCTCTTTATTAATATTAAACAACCTAATAGCTACACCAAACTTATATTTTGGATTAAGCTGGTCTCCGCTAAACAATTGCTCAAAGTATTCTGATGCAGATTCAAAAGTTGCCAATTCGGCAAAAATACTATCATAACCAGGACGATTTTTACAGAACTCGCCAAAGTAAAATTTGTCTCTGCTGGGAGAATATAGAACAGACGAATCTCCAATAGAAAGTTCGTTCTTTCTTAAGATATCCCCCTCAAGCGGTTTAAGAAAATCAGAATAAATTTGTGAGTTTTTATCTATCCAAAAAACGGAACAAAAACTACATCCGGTTTGAGGACCGGTATCTCCGGCGCCTAAATATTTTGCTTCAATATCAACATTTACTCCAACAATTTTCCCGTCAAAATTAATACTTTCTGGCGTAAATTCTTTTATATCTAATATTTTTTCTTCTAAAATAAAACCCCCTTCTTCATAATATTTTTTCCCCTTTTTTAATTCATTAATAATTTCTTCGTGATTTTCTTTGGCATCGTCGCTTACAGGAACAACCGTAGATGCTCCCGGACTGTTGCCTTTTAAGACAAACAATCCGTCCTGATTTTCTTCGTTAAGAAACTTTATAGCGTCTTCTATATTTGAAAATTCGTGAACTTCCTGCTCTGAGAATATGGGGTAATGATTTTTAACAAATTCCTTAGCTTTGTTTCTATCTTTTTCCAATTCATAATCTGATTCGGTTGGAAAAAGCCCACGAAAACCAGCCCTTTTAAACTGCTCCGCATAAGGATAAAGATAATTAAAATCACAGAAAATAAAATAATTTTCTTTATCTTTTACCTTTAAAAGCGCCTTTGTCAACTTATCGGCGTCATATTTTTTTAACATCCCATCATACAAAGACAGTCTCTTGTTTTTATCCACCTCCTTTTCGTCTTGTTCAATATTTAGTTTTGACCAATCAGAAACTTGCCCAACATAAACCTCATTTCCTTCTTCCTGAAGGTGATAGGCAATAGGCAAACTCTCACCATAAAAGGTGAAGAATACATAAGTAATTTTGCGGTTGGAGGCATGATTAGAGGAAATGCTTTCTATTTTAACTATTTCCGTGCTAGGATTGTGCTCTTTAATTATTTCTATTTGTTTATCATTGTCCTCATAGAATTTAATTATTCCCAATTCCTTTATTTTTTGCGCCTTAAAATTACCAACCAACTCATCAATTTTGTCGGGGTTACGATTCAATAACTCCTTATCGGGAAAAAATTCTATGGGCATATTAATATTCGGAGCGTTAATTTGTTTCAAAACGCTCCTTATTTCCATTTCCTTGTCGGATGTATTGCCGGTAATAATTACACCCTCACCGCTAGGAATAATTCCTTCGGTAATAACACCATCAAAGTCATAACCAATTTTATATCGATTTATATTCATTAAACAAGTTTAATGACTAAAAACGGATTTTTTCTTTCATTCAAACCAACAACCCTCAAAAGGTGTTTGAGAATTGTTATGTTTTTCCCATTTTTTCCTTTTAGTATTCCTATTTTAGGACTATCCTTAGGAACTTCCACAACAACCAAATAACCAATTTCGTCTTGGCTAGCCGTAATGCGAAAATTGCTCATGCCAATAGACCTCAAATAAGAATCTAAAAATTTCACAGTTGCTGTTTCTTCCATTTATTTTTTTATTTTTAATCGACCCTTTATTTTTTACTGGATTTTTTGCTAGATTTTTTGCTAGATTTTTTGCTGGATTTTTTTGTTTGCCTTGATTTTATTCTAGCTTTTAACATTGGCATAATTGTATTATGTTTTAATTTTCCGACCTTTGATTTATTCTAACATATCTAAAAATTCATTAGCAACTTCTGCTGTATGAAATATTTTATCTCTTATTTGGTTTTTGTTTCTTTGTTTTTCTTCGTTGTCCATATCTTTTTTGGTGTCTATCATATCATATTGAGATATTAATTCTTTAATAAATTCATAATAAGCATTGGCAATTCCATAATTCTTTATACCCTGAATGTTTTCCAACACAAAATCTCTGGTCATTGTTATGTCTTGATTACTGAACCTTGAAATTGTTTTATTGGTCTTCTCTAGTTCATTGTATCTATCAATGAACCTATTCACAGATGCAGCCTGAGAAGGATGAAACTCTTGTTTAATATAAGACCTAATTAGTGGTAAATCTAATGCAGACATCTTTTGATTTAAAATATTTTTATTCAATCCTAATGCATGAGCTGCGAAGTCTGATGTGGATTTTAGAATGTCGTATGTCCCGAAAGCAACATTTCTAAGGTAATAATCTATTTTTAGTGGCGCTACATCTATTCCTATTTGCTTTAATGCTTTTGAACCCATAATAGCCATATTGCTAGTTGACTTATCATATTGCTCTTGGGTAACAACACCTTTTAGATATTCTGGAATAATTGGTCTTTCCAAAAAAGCACTATAATTGAAGGCGCTTTCGAGTACCGGTTTTGCAACATCCGGAATGGCATTAAACGCAAGCATTCCAAGATTAGCTATCCCCCCCTGTCTAAATGGCAAAATATTATCTATCGTACCGACAATCTCGTCTTTTAAGGGAACTGGGTCCCTGCCCAACGCTCTTCTAATCAAAATCTCCGGAAGAACTCCAAATGTTGTATAATAGGCATTTCCCAAAACGGGGAGATAAAAGAATTTATTGGTTCCGGGAATTGGTATATTTATTCCAGACAACCTTCTCCAAAGCGGCAACTGTTTATATTCTGGTTTAAAATCTTTCTTTTCTGGGTCATATTGAGAAAGCGCAATCAATAACTGCAGGGCCGGCATCCAGGCAAATCTCTTTGTCGTTCTAATTGGGTGCTGAAATAGGGTCTTTACTTCCTCTGTAGTAGCGAGAATGTTTGCCTTAAAGAAGGCCGCCACTCGATTAATTCTTGTTGTTTCTGATGTTGATAATCCCCTCGTCCTCCAATGGATTGTTGCGTCAAAAGCATCAATCATTGCAGACGCAATATCATCGGGTGAATCTAATTTGTGTTTCCCCAAAACACCGAGACGAGTCGATAATTCGCTATATTGAGAAATATTTCTCATGAGTTCAAGAAAACTAAATCCTTTATTTTTTTCTGTTCTTAATTGTTGTTTAATGTAGTCAAGGTTTTCGGCAACAAGCCCAGACTGTCCTAATCCATAAAGCGTAGCAACATCATAAACATCATCTTCTGTGGAAAGATGTTTAAACCCCCTAAAATTATCAACAAAAGGAACAAAAAAATTTTCTGCCCTTCCCATTGCGGTTATGGTATCACGAGGAATATTGTTAACCCAGAAAATTGGAGAAAGGGTAGTTGCTAACTCTCTTTTGAAGTTGGTGAATTTAGAAAACAAAGTCATAGTCGCACCAAATGAATTGTGGTGTCTTGTCGCCTGTATGGCGTCCATTAATTTGGGGTCTAATCTAAGATAGTGTACTTCGCCATTTATCATTACCGGATGAACATTTGGGTCTGCAACGCTTACTCTATACATTTTTAATAACTCTGGATTGTCTTGAAGGTCTTTTCTTATTGATTTTATTTCATCTTCTGTATAGTCGTGATAAAGTTTTATAATCTTAATAGCTTCATCTATGGTCATGTTTATCGGTTTAAGCTGGGGATTTGTTTCTACCGAAGCGAGGGCAGATGGTTTTTTAGAAGCGTATTGGTAAATACGTGCCAATGCATCGTTTACAAAAACATCTCTAATGGTACTAGCAATTTGGGAAAATTGGCTAACATAAGGGTCAACCAAATCGGGTCTTGTTGAACCAAAATATGGGCGATAAATTGTATTTGCTTCTGCCGCATTAAATGAAAAATCATTATTAAAGATACCGCCTCTTCTTAAAAGAGGAGTCAGTCTTGGATATTTTGTAATTTTTTCATAAAATTCTTTAGTAATGAGCCCACTGTCAACCATCATTTTTCTAATAGCATTATTGAATTTTTCGATATCGTTCTCAAATTTTTCTATGCCCGGAATAAGTCTTTTAGCGTCTCTTATTGCTGATTCAATATTATCAGGGGTATAATCACTTGGAACAGTTATATCTTTTTTGCCTGAATCTAAATCTTTTTGAATTCTTGTTTGAAATTCTTTTGCTGTTAAATAAGCCCCAGCGTGGTTTCTCAATTCAACTGGAATTTCGTTCCAAATGCTGTGCAGGCCTGGAGCAAGAAAAGAATTTTTAACCTTGCGTGGAGATTCAAAATTTAGAACTGCATTTATATCTCCAATCGCCCCCTTATCAATAAACCATTTAATAGCACCATTAATTCTTTCATCAAGAGTTTTAACTCTGTTGTAAATAGATTGGCTTGGTTTAAAAATAGACCAAAAATTATCAAACTCCTTAAACCTTCTAAAAACATTTATCTGGTCCATGTAAGCATTTTCTATCCAATTCCAGGTTTTTCTTACAAGGCCACCAAATCCTTCATCTTTATATGTCTTTTTAATATTGTCTGTTAATTTTTGTTCATTTTCTGCTCTGATATTTAATCTCATTCTTTCAAGGGCCGGCGCTTCTTGAAGCATAATATAATCCATTCTAGCCTGATTTAAGAAATCCCATACCGCTGGTTCTTTTGCGGTTATCAGTTCCTTCATATAAGCAAACGTATGCGGATATTTTTCTTCCATTTGGGAGACACCAGACAACCAATCGGCCATCATTCTAGCAAATCCCTCTGATGCCCACTGTTCTTTTGGATACTGTGTCATTACACCCGTCCCAACTAAATTTTCAATAATTTCTTCTTGGGCCAATCTTCCGGCCGGAGAATTTGGCATCGTGTCAGTAATATTAAACATGGCATCTACAATATGCCCACCAGTTTCATGTAAGAAATTTTTAAAATCATAATGTTTTTGTTTTACCAATTGGTCTAAATAGGCCTCTCCCTTTACTCCAGGACTCAACCTTCCTTTTCTGTAGGCTACATTTAAGACCTTAAGAAAATCGGATATTATTTGTGTTTCTGTTTTTATTTTGTTTTCCTTGATATTTATCGGTTCCCAATCCCCAACAAGGTTATCTGGGTGTTTTTCTAAATATTCAATGTCTTTTGGTTGAAATTCAGCAAATGGCGATGGGGAATTTTTTTCTTCCATTTCATACCTAATAATATCTTCCTTAGCTTTAGAGCTAACCACATCATAACTCATAGAATTCTTCATAATTTCCCCAAACTCATTCTTGTAATTAGGAATGAGGAACGAATGTAATAAATCATTTACATTTCCAAAGCCAAATTCTTTTATTAAAGAATTTGCATCTCTGGGAGTTTTTGCTCCCAACACCCTTGAAACCGCACTTCTTAATCCATCTATGCTCCCGTCAGTTTCTTTAAAGGCATCTATAATTTTTGACATTTTTTCGGTGTCTAATGATTTGGGTTCTAATCTAATATTGTTAAAAACGTTACTATCACCATCTCTTGCTAGTTTTATAATATTGTTGGCAATATTGTCTAACGCTCTATCTAGAATTGCCCACAACCCATTAGATGATTTTGCTTTATCAATCTCTTCTCTTGCTCTGTTTATAATTGACGGCGAAAAATCTGTGTATGACAAAACATATTTAACATAAGATTTTTGGGATAATGTAGCAGCTTGTTTTCTCTCAAAAGAAACATCGCCACGATTTAAAAAGTCGTTAATATAACCCTTAATATTGCTAATAAGTTTTTCATCCTCAGAGGCCCCTTTCTTTGCATATAATATTAGATTGTCTGTTTCGTCTGGGTTTTCATAAATTCCAATTTTTGCATCTAACCCACCAAATGCATTTGGAACCAACTTATAATCAACATACCCCTCATTGGCATCTCTTTTTGCTATTAGTTCTAAATCTAAATATGATTTGACATCATCACCAAAAATATCCCTTACACCAAAGGTAAGGTCCTTTTTTATTTTCTCTATAGCGTCAGAGGTTTCTATTCCTTTAAGTACACCTGAATTAGCCGCTTCTACTGAGCGGTGTAGGTTTTTTATGATTTTAACTGCATCCTTAGGAGAGCGATAACCTAAAGTAAGAAGGCGGTCGGAGTATCCTTGTCTCCCGTAATTTCTTTGAAATTCGGGAGTTGCTTCAGTCGCTTTAATGATATTTTTGAAGACTTCTGCTGCTTTTTCTCTTGTGTCTTCCCCAATGAATTTTCCGGTTCCCCTTGTTGCGTAACCCTTTGTTTCTCCATAATTTTTAAAAATATTGTAGACCTTTGATTCGAGAGTGCCGTCTGTGTCAAGAATGGCTAAACGATAATAATTATCTATGTCTGGAATAATTGTTTTAAACTGTATTCCCTCTTTGTTTATTATATCAATTACCTGTTTAATGTCAAACTTGTTTTTGGGGAAATCAATAAAATATAACATATTGTCTCCATTGTCATCTCTAATAAAATAAGCAGAGCTCTTTTGATAGCCCAACAAGCCCTTTAATGCCGCCAAATATTCAACCATTGATTGGTCTTTTAAATCTTTAAATTCCACATATGTGCTATTTTCTGCCCCATCAACCCACTCCCCTAATGCTTTATGGACCGATGCCTCAACGCCAAAGTCTTGTGTAATCTTTTCAACCGCCTTATTAAAACTTTCTTGTTTGGGAGAATCAATCATTTTTAGGGCATAATCTAGCGTGGTGTTTTCTTTTGTGTTTGGAGAAACAAATACAAAAGACGAGGGAACGCTTTTGTCATCTTTATAAATAGAACCAGCATCCTTAAAGAAGGACCTAATTTGTTCTACGCTCTCTTTATTTGTTAATTGTTTTTCTTCTGGTTTGGTTTCGATTGGTTGTGTTTCTGATACAGAACTAACTTCTGGTAATTTTTCCAAATTCTTTAGAGAATTATCAACTAATGCCCCCTCTATCTGTTTCATTGTAGCTTTTGTACCACCCATTGCTCCTATAATTCCCCAAATAGCCGAATCAATATAAGCCTTTTCTAGGTCTGGTTTTTCGCTAAGCGACGACAAAAAACCAAAAGCTGCATGTATTCCTATTCTTGGTGCGGCGCCCTCAATTAATCCGAGACGACTTAAAAGTGGAACAGACGCAGCAGATGAAACCGCAGACGATATTCTGTCTTTTATTGGTGAATTAATGGCTTGGGTTAATTGATTGGTTATTCCCAAAGAAACGCCCAAATTAATAGAATCCCTTATATATTGTTCCGTATTTTTACCAGCAAGGATAAATTTAAGCCAATTTGGAAACTTGTCCTCAAAAAACTTTATTGCCTGCGAAGTGAATCTATTTTTAAGAAAGGTTTCTGTTGCTTTAGTAGAAATTCCCCCCACCAATGAAGTTCCCCCCACCGCTCCTGCTGTTCCTATAAAAGTAGCGGTATAGACTGGATAATATATTGCTTTTTCCAAAAAAGTTTTTGGTTCATACCCATTCAACTTTTCACTTGTATCAAACAAAGAAATAGGGCTTCCTCTTACTATCGCATAAGAAAGAGCACCACTAATTTGTTTATCTGTTTCTGTTGGTGTTTTTTGTAATTTAGAAACAATGCTCTCCTCTTGTTTTCTTTTTGCTTCATTTAGGTCAGCAAAGGTTTTATCTGTAATAAATTGAAAATAATTCTTATTATTATTAATTGCGCCCGCTATATTTGAAATTAAGTCTGGAATCATTGGCTTAATTTCTTCTTTCTGTGGCGTGGTAGGCACTTCCGGTGTTGACGAAGCAATACCAGTTGTCGGCTGCGAGGAGGTGCTTATATTGGTAGTACCACCAGAAACACTTGGAGAAACATTGGGTTGTGTAGTTTGTGCCGTTGGTTGCTTTTTGGACAAATAATTAATAACAGAACCAGCCCAAGATGACAACCTTTGCCATAACCCAGAATTAGATTTCTGAACTTGTTGTTTTAATAATTCTGTAGATTGTTGTTGATTATATCTATCAACAAATTCATCGTATGGAACTATTGGACCTCTCTTTTGTAATTCATCAATGTAAGACATATTATTTAAATTATTATCTAGACATTGGATTTGGTTCCTCTTCTTGTGGTTGAATTTCTTGTTGTTGTGGTTCGGTTGATATTTGTTCGAATGCCCACAGCCACGGATTTTTGGCAGTTGATACCTCGTTATAAATCCAAGAATCCGGAATAAGTTCCTCTACATGTTCTTTAACAATTTCTTTTAGATTATTATATTGCGGAGAGTTTTTGGAAATAAAAGCGGGGGTATAATTAAGTCCCAGATATTTACCGGCATCTACTGGGTTGGAGGCCAATTTGTCAGTAATAGAATCAATAATCATTCTTCTTCTATCAATTAAACTTTGTGGTGTCGGGGGATTTTTTGTTGTTCTAGAAATTTCTGCTTCAATATTTTTCCTTTCATTCCATATTAATCCACCCAGAGCATCATTTTGTAAAAGCATTAATTTTTGTCTATTTTCTGTGTTTTTCATTGCATCTTTTTCAGAAACATTGCCACGAATAAAAGATTCGAAATCCATATTAGAATAGACACTAGAGGCTGGCGCATAATATCTTTGAATCCTTTGTCCGGTATTTTTATCATATACAGATGTATAATCACCCTCTCTTACAATCTGCAAATTCCTCTGAACCGTTGACATTTGGTCTCTAATAACATCTAATGGAATACCAAGCACATTAGCAGAATCCTCTATTGTAGATTGAGTTTCTGGGGGAAGAGTATCAAAAGAAATTCCCCTACCAGCATAGGTTTGTAAGATAGTGTTTAATTTATTCGATGCCTCTGTTTGGGCATCAATTGTCTCCTGTCTTTGTATTTGCTGGCCAGTTAACATTATATTATAAAAATTTGTTAGAGTATTAAATTTATCCTGCATAAATTGCCGTTGCATATTAATATAGTCAATCTTGGCCTGTCTCACTTGGTTAGCATAATTTAAATCATTTTTTTCAAGAGCTAGCTCTTCTTCTTTTGTAAGATTTTCTATTGATTTAGAAATTTTAGAAAAGAAATCATCTGTAGCGTCCTGAAATTCTCTTATCTTATTACCCAAAACAGCAGGAGGAAGAGCCAATGCTTCTCTTGTTCTTTCCATTTCCCTCATTCCGATATCTTTTTGTGTCTCTATATCGCTCCTTGCCTCTTCAAATCTTTGTTGAATTTCCCTTCTGGCCAATTCTTTTTCTTGATTTAATGCAGCTTCTGTTTCTGCCGCAGAAGGGAATTGGGACTCTATGTTTTGCAAACCACTATAAATATCTTTAATGGTTTCTCCAAGAAAAGAAGCAGAGGCTTCCATTCCGGTTTGGTTTGTAGATGCATTCGGTACAGTGGAGGTAATAGGAGATGTTGGAGGTTGCGCTGGAGGAGTATATGGTTTATATGTATCCCCCGGAATGTCTAAATCTCTAGCGTATTGTCTTCCTGTTATTGGGTCTTTTATAACATCTAATCTAGACATATTATTTAACTACTATAATCACCAGAAGTCGACGAGCTTCTAGCTATAGGTGGGTCAAATAAAAGATTCATCATTCTTTTTCTCGGATATTTTCTAATAAAAATAGTATAGTATTCTTTATAAAGTTTTCTAACATATTCATCATCAACTAGTAATTGTGGATTTAAAATAATTGCCGAATGTAAAGCCAACACATCTCCAATTTCAGGATTAAAATCTCCAAACAAGAAAGAATCAGTTGTAGAAGAAAAATTAGTTAAATAATTTCCGTTAATATCCTTTCCCTTGTATTTTGTATAATATTGCAAAATCATTGTATCTGGAACGCTTAATCTTAAATAATCTATTCTAAAATTATTGGCACCTGAAAAAGATGAAGAATAGTCAAGGTCAAATTGATAAAATGTTATTTGGTGGTCATTAGGAGAACCAACCTGCGTTGCCCCATTCCAAACAAAATCTAATTTATTCCAACCAACCGCAAAAGCCGAACCACCTTCTTGGTTGGTTACAGTAACCTTATAATAATTACTAGCATCACTTCCCCAGTTAAAGGAGATAGAGCTGAAATTGGTTATTGTTGGTAAATATACCCAACACTTAAAATGCCCAACGTCTTTCTGTGCGTATAAATCTTGAGCGGTTACCGTTCTTTTTAAACTCGCTCTATTTAATCCAGAAAGAGAGACATTTATATCGAACCTCAAAGAACCGCTCCCTTCTTTATAAGTATAGAGGTCATCAGAAATATTCGTTGTGTCATTTAGTGCTACCCAATTAGTGGCATTATTATAATCGAAGGAATCGATAGGAAAAGAAGCTACGCTATTTTTTGCCAATACAACCAATTGCCAAATACCACCAGCAGTATAAACACCACACAACCTTGTTTCTGAAGATATTTTTTCAATTCTTTCAAAAAGAAATTCCGCTGGTTTATATTTAAAACCACCGTATTTATTTAATTCATCATTGTTGTATCTAAGAGATATAATTTCCCCAAAACCTGCTGGCAAAGAATAAACATTCTGTTCTTCATCAAAATCGAAAGCATATTCCATTTCATATCCAGGAACACCAAATTGATTAAAAACAAAAGAAGCGGCAGAATCAATTACCCTAATTGCTCTCGAGGTATCCAAATTTTGATTGCGAGAAAAGTCTTTTATTTTGGGAATAATATCATTTAGGGTCATAATAAAATGATGACATAAAAACGACTATCTTTCAACTGTTAAGTTTGGTTGATAACCGACCTGTATTTCTTCAACGCCAAATCCCGGATATGTTGTACTCCTTATTTCAATCTTGAACCTAATCCATTCCGATGTTTCCCCAATATCAATAATTTTAGATTGTTGAGCGTTATCAGTAATTGTGTCGGGAATCTTTTTCCAGTTTCCCCAAATAAAATAACTTTGTCCAGTTGGATTACTTAAAAATCCCTCATCTAAAACTATAGTCTTGGGGTCGGTTCCAGTTATACTAACAACATGTGCCATAAGTCCGCTGTTGTCTCCTTGAGTAAAGAAAACCTCATCCCCCACATTAATAGAATCACCAACGACACCATATGGAACAGTAAATGTAGTTGAATTAACCCAAGTCGCCGTAGCAAATTCATTTTGATTAATCATATCTGATGTTTGATATTTGATAATAATTTGAGAATTTTGAACCCGTCCCGAGGGAAAAATTCTCGGATTATATTTAATAGCGATATTCCTCCAAACATTATTAATATCCGAAGACGATATCTTGGAAGTAATAAAATAACTTCTTCTTTCGGGAGAAAAAGATGGATTGTTTTGAGCCAAATAACCAAATATTCCATTGGTCCCAGCACTACTAACGCCAGAAACATAATTAATTCCAACAAATAAGGAGGCGCTCGGCGTATCAACAGCGTAAATGGCACCATTGCTATACCCTTGAATAAATGTTTCTCCGAATCCCCTTTGGTTAGTTCGAGATGGTTGCGGAGAAGCAAGATGATAAAAACTTCCCGTGTTAGAACTAAAAACCCAAATTCCTCCATTCATTCTGGGAGGATAACCAGGAATCAAAAAATAGGCATTTTTGTCGCTTATTGCAATTCCATTCCTATGAGGAAGCGATAAGTAATCGTGCTCACGAAAAGAAACGGGAAGACTTCCAGTTAAAACGAAATTACTTCCATTCCAATATCTTAATTGACCCTTCACATCAAGTATATAAAGAATATTATTCCAAACAAACCCTATCGCCCCCCCTTCATCGATGTTTACTTGTCTAATTTGCTCTGAATAGGGGTCGTATTCAAACATTGCCCCAGGGGCACCAGAATACAACTCTCTCGCCCCAATATAAATTTTCTCTCTGGTTTTTTGCATCCACGTAATCGTGTATTTTTCCGGAAGAATTATTGCTCCATACATAACATCATTGTTAGTTGGAGAATGTGGCGTATTAACTCGATGAACCATATTTCCATCGCTTATAAACAGAATGGGGGTATTACCGAAAGTTAATAAAACATGTGGGAGATTTACCTTGAGTGGGGTCTGCGCCAATCCACCATTTACGACAGAATCTGTCCACCAATTGGTTTTCCAAGTTGTTGTGCTAACATCGGCACTAAACCGAGCCAAATCAGAACCATTACTAACCCCAGAAACAACAACAATATCCTGACCACTAGCGTTCCCTGTAGTTTGTCCGGTAATTTCTATATCTGCATCATTTAAATTGGTGGGGGAATTAGTTAAAGTATCTGCGGAAAAGGATTGACCAATCCAATCGGCTTTGTATATTTTTTCACAAACTGCCCAGTAAGAATACGAACCAGAAAAAGTAGAAAAAACAAAATCAGTCGCCTTTTCCATTCCAGGAATATCTTGATTAGTTGTATAAGGAAGAAGACTGTTCCCGTTAACAACCGCCCCCAATACATAATCTAAATCAATATTGTATGTTTCTCCGATATCCCCAAAGTATGTTCTAGCATTAGAAACAACCCAGTCTTTTTGCTTTTGTGGAAAAACTGCTTTAGGCATTACCTTCTAATTTTATTATACTCACGACTTTGCATAAATTCCCAAAACGACATTGACAATGTCTTGTTGTTAGCATCGGTTGTTTTAATTCTAACATCAATAATCATATAAAATGGGGCCTGTGCGGCTTTTGGCAGATGAGAGGTAATTACACCCGCTGGTCTAAAACCAATTGAGTCGTTTGGACCCTTAACATAAAAAACTATCTTTTCATTAGGATAATATCTGGCTTCTAAATTATAAGAGGTTGAAGAACTAATGGTCATTAAATTGATTTCTTGTATTGTTCCACCACCATCACAACTAACGCCCTTTAATGTATTGTTAACTATTTTAAATCCATAAAATGAGAAACTAGAATTATTAGAAGGACCAACAGTCAACCAGGATTCTAAATTAGAAACACTATTTAAAACTATATTAGTTCTAAATGCGTTTTTTTTGTAAAAAGTTAAAACGCCTTGCCACTCCGGCTGTTTATATATTCTAACCTCATTATTTGCTGTTGCTCCGGTGGAAAGAATCAACTGTTCGGAGTTATTGGTAATGCTTCCTCCCGATGGAATTGTTTGATTATAACCATCAATGCTCTCAAAAAACGTTGACCAAAAAAACATATCCTCCCATATGCTTTCATAAATCATATTAAAAAAATCTAATCCCCTATTTAATCCCAATCCAATTACTTTTGCTGTTCTCTCGTCTAATGGATAATTAACGGGGGGAACATTTCTTTCTGTTATTTCTTTCTTCACCAAATTTACATCCTCCTCTATTTTTGCTAATTTATTTTCTAAAGATATAATTCTATTTTCGTCAATCATAATAATAAAAACACTAATTAAGAATAATATAACCAAAATCGCAAACAAAATCTTCTTCATATTTACTATTCTCCTTTTCGACCTTTTTATTTTCTTTCATTTTTTATTTCTCTAATTTCTACCTGAAGAGCAACAATGGCTTTCCCCTGTTCTCTAACTTCTTTCCATAATTCATTTATCTCATTTCTTATATCAATCAAATCGTGAAAATACTCATTATTAACCCTCTTCTTAAGTTCAGCCACATCTTTTATGGCATTATTATTAATTTTACCATTTATTTTATTTAAGACAAATTCTATTAGGGGCCTAATAATAAAAACGATTGATAAAGCAATAACTCCCGCCCAAGATATATCTGATAAAATTTTTAATGTTTCTGTGTCCATAATTATAATTGTGTAAGCAATAATCGGCGACGAGAAGAAGATAAAATAACATAAGAAATATAGACAGCACCTGAACCCCCAGAGCCAGGAGGCCAATAATACAGTGGGTCAAATACGGTTCCACCACCACCACCACCAAAAAGTCCACCATTACCAGGGGAATAATAACCCGCATTAGTACCATTTGTTCCACCATATCCAAGATATGCACCGCCACCAGTTCCTCCTGTTCCATAAGTACCATTACTTAACGTACCACCACCCCCGCCGCCACCACCATAAGCACCACCATTAGCACCGTTATTACCACGATCACTTGCATTCATTCCATTGGCTGTAGTTCCAGCACCACCACTACCACCACTAGCAAATTGGTTATAACTACCACCGCCATTGTGAACAACATCACCAACCCCACTACCACCAGAACCACCATAACTATTTATACCACCACCGCCACCATTACCAGCAACTATTGTATTATTTATAAAATAACTTTGACCACCATTACCACCAACACCAGACCGAGTCCCAGCTCCACCAGCACCAACAACAACTGTATATCCAGTTCCGGGGGTGACAGATATATTATTTTTTTTACCATATCCTCCACCACCGCCACCAGTATTATAAGTATAACTACCTCCTCCTCCACCACCCCAACACTCAACCGTCACCGAAGTTACGCCCTCAGGACAAGTCCAGGTATAAGTTCCTGGTGTGGTATAAATATCAACGGGGTCTAAATTGTCTAGACAATAAAAATGTGTATAATCTCCTTTATCAACAGCAAATCCCCAACCCTTAACTATATCTTGGGTTAAATAAGCATTTTTAAAACCATATCTGATTTTTAAAATAATTAGGTTTAAAAGATTGATTGGGTTTATAAGTCTTTTAAATTTTTCCCAAAACATATTATTGTTGATTAGATGACGACACCAAAGCCTTTGTTGTTGTCACATATTTAATAATTATCTCCATCGTTTTGTTTGCGGTGGTAGTTGTCGGTAAAGTTGCCCCAATAGCAGCATAATTTGTCCCGAAAGATATAGTCTGTGCCGTTCCGTTATCCGTAAGATAAATCACAAAAATATCACCAACCGAAGGAGAGGTTGCGTTATTTATAGTGATTGCGTTTGCAAGTGCCGTGACATAGTATTCATCATATTGGGATTTATCTGGGGTAATTGAGGTTGGGGAAGTTTGAGTATTTTGGCGAGGATAAAGCCTTTTATTAGAAAGCGACTGGGCATCTGTTGTTCCAACAACAACACTAGAGGGTGGGGTTTTTGTAGACCAAGTATCTAAATTAGCAGACCACGCCTGAACATCTGTACCGATAGCAAGTCCCAAATTAGTTCTGGCTGTTGCCGCATCGCTTGCTCCTGTGCCGCCATCAGCTATTGCTAAATCAGTAATTCCTGTAATTGAGCCACCGGTTATAGAAACCGCATTGGCATTTTGAGTAGCCATAGTTCCTAAAACGGTTGTGTCAAGAGAAAATGTTCCAGCCGCTGTCATTTTTACAAACGAAGGTGAGGTATAAGTAAGCCCAGACAAACTTTGAAGATTGGCGTGATAAGCCTGAACATCTGTACCGATAGCAAGTCCCAAATTAGTTCTGGCTGTTGCCGCATCGCTTGCTCCTGTGCCGCCATCAGCTATTGCTAAATCAGTAATTCCTGTAATTGAGCCACCGGTTATAGAAACCGCATTGGCATTTTGAGTAGCCATAGTTCCTAAAACGGTTGTGTCAAGAGAAAATGTTCCAGCCGCTGTCATTTTTACAAACGAAGGTGAGGTATAAGTAAGCCCAGACAAACTTTGAAGATTGGCGTGATAAGCCTGAACATCTGTACCGATAGCAAGTCCCAAATTAGTTCTGGCTGTTGCCGCATCGGCATCACCTATTAAAGAGCGCCCAAATGCCGTAAGTGGAGTTTCTGCCCAAACACCAACGCCCGTTGTATAAGCAATTTTATCGGCTCCAGTTCCCAGATTTGCTAAACTATTTAGAGTGGCACTTAATGTTATGTTTGTTCTTAAGTTTGTAGCATCATCAGCAGCGGTAATTCCGGCGCCAACAAAATTCATTATTGCCCTCTGCGTAAGAGTAGTTCCTTCTTCTTGAATTGTAGTATAACCACCACCGCTGGTGTCCAATAAATTATATTCAACCCCAGAACTATTTAAGAAATAAAGGTTATGGTCCGAACTTTTAACATATAACTTTCCATAACCAGGTATTGATGTTTGAGCAGTTGTCTCTTGAAGATTCACAACACCGCCAGTTCCCGATTGAACCCACGTGATTTCATTGTCCGTTAATTGTCCAGAAAATACTCTAAGATTTTTGAATGCCATTGTCTTGAAGAATTATATCCCAACGAACAGTAATCCACTTTTTAAAAACTTTTGTAAATAAATTCGCCGGAACAATATTTAGACCAAATACAATTCCATACTTTTTTGAAAGTTCTTTTAATTCCTCGTTAAATTTTTTACCCCTTTCTTCAAAAGACAATTCTTTTTCGTTCATAAGTTCATTCATAAATTTGAAAATTTGTTAAATTGTTTAATATATCTTTTTTTTAATCGGTGATACATTAAACTAATTTCGGCCCTTTGTTTATCTAATTGACTTTTTTCTCCTTCTACCCTGTCTCTAAATTTTATTATATCTTTATAAAGATGTAAATATTCCTGCTTCTCATTCTTTAATTTTTCTATTTCGTTCGAAAGATTTGTTTTCTGCAACTCTAGTTTCTGTAATTCTTTTTTAATTCCTTCCCTTTCTTTTATTTCTGATTTTAGTGTTTCTAAATATAATTTCTGGTTATTTGTATTCTGTATCAAAGACTGTAATTGTTTTTTATATTCTTCTATTTGATTTTCCAATGACAACTTTTCTTTCTGTTTGTTTTCTAAATGCAATGAAATATTATTGATGCTTATCTCGTTTTCTTTCTTGATTTCTTCCTTTCTCTTAATTAATCCCCCAATTTCTTCTAAAAGCAATGCTTTTTCTTTTTTTAAATTATCAATATTGTTTTCTAAATTTTTAATTAATGGTTCTTTTAGTTCTCTTACTTTTTTCAATTCCTCTCTAACAATTTCAATTTCTTTTCTTTTAGACTCAAGCTCTTTGTTTTTTGATTCAATTTGAGAAACTATTACACTTAAATCTTTAAAAAAAACAAGTGCGTCTTTTTTAAGAGCTTCTTCGGTTTTGTCTGTATCTATATTTTGCTGCATATTTTCTTTTGCTTCCTCGATTACAAAAAGCAGCCATATTAGTTAGACCTTAAACTTAACACAAGATTTATACTCGACCCAGTATTAGTTCCATTACCCTGAACGGTAATCTTGTAGGCCCGATTAGCTCCTAATGGAAAATGCCACATTTTTCTGGCGGCGCTGTCTGTTAAAACAATAGAAATCGGATTAAGTGTCAGGGCACCAGAGCTTGAAGATTCTTCTGTTTCGGTAAACCATTGATTAGCGTCTGGGTTTCCATATGGAGAACCATATAATTTAATTGTGCAATTGGTTAAAGAACCCCTTGTAAAATCAATAAAAAGGGTTCCTTGCGTGTTGTTACCAACACTAATTATACTTGACGGGTCAACATCTGCTCCCTTTACAACAATTGCATCTGTTTCTGTAGTTGGAACCGGACTAGTAGTATAACTTGCCCGTTCTGTTGCTTCAGCAAATTTAATTACTTCCATGATTATTTTTTACAAAATCTTTTGTGGGCAATAAATCCGACCTTTTTAGTAAACACCTTGCCACATTTATCGCAAACAAATCCTCTTGGTTCAGCTGGTTCTTCTTGTTTCGGTTGTTCAATAATTTCTTGTTCTTGTTCTTTTGGCCGCTCAACAACAACTTCCTGTGTTTCTTCTATTTTCTCTTCTACTAATTCTAATTTTCTATGCCAATATAGAGCCAACAACCTTTGACCTGTTAAATCATCAATTTCTATCACTCTCCCAGCGGGAATTTCTATTCCCTCAAATTTAAAATTTTCAGTTGTGATATTTTTAATTCTCATAGCTATTTAATGGTTTTGTTTTGATTTTATTTTTGGGCGGGTTTTTGGGATTACTCCTTTCGGATAGTTCCCTTCGGAACCCGCCACAAACCGCCTGTTTTATTCAGGAAAATTAGCTGCTCAGGAATTAAAGACCAGGATTGCCAACAATTCCTCGATAGTCAAACGCACCCACTTTATGTTCAAAATGGATGTCGTAAACAAACACCTTAGTGTCATCATCAAACCAAGTTTCGCTAACAACCGGTTTGAAGATAACATCTTTTAGGGGTGAGAACAATCCATCCACAATGAACCAAGCAGTATCAGAACCGCCATTGGCAGAGGATAGGAATGGAGAAGTTACCATAATCCATCCCTGACCACGCCACACGTTGACATTGTTGTTGTTAGTATCCGGAATCCATTCGGATTCTAATTGCTCCTTAGCCTTCCTAACCTTAGATGGAGGAACAATAATGTATTTCATTCCACCACCCATTGGCATAGGTTCACCAATATCATCAACTTGGTTTTGTAAAACCAAAACCATTGATTCAATTGATGTTGGGCTAATGTCAGAAGCGGTTACAACATTAGAATGAGTTCCACCAATTTTGTCTGGGTGAGACGTAGAGCAAAGAGCAACACCGTCTCCATAGTCAAATAAATGCTTTGCCGTTGCTACAGCAAAAGCCTTATTGAGCCTATCAAATCGGTGTCGGGCCCTTGTATTCATCCAGGCATAATTAAGTTTAGAAACTTCATCTAATGCTTTCTGATACAAGGTGTCTCTCCTTTCAACTGATTCTCTGGAAACTTTAATTCTTCGGGAGAATTTGTATGGTTCAACCGAAGTAATGTAGGAAGGAACATAAGAGGTTTCAGGAAACGCCTGACGTTCCTCAGTTGGTAAAAGCTCTGAAACACCAGTAATAGCAATTGATTCCAATCGTTGTCTACCAACCGCATTCACTTCCTCGAACAATGCTCCAGTTTTGTTTGTGACATCAAGATAGACATTTGCATCATAAGCCGACACCTGCTTTTCTGCTTGGTCGGTAATATAAGCAAATTCCGCACGAACACCCCTGAGCAATATATCAATATCACGAGTAAGCATGTATTACTGATTAATATTAGTCTCTAGTATAGAGAGCTTTTACAACCTTTCCTCTAATTTTAGCAGTCGAACCGCTAATTAATCCCAAAGACAAGACTTGTAATGGAGCGCTGGCGTTATCTGAAGAGATAACGCTTGACTCGTCTACTGTTCTGGCATCGGCCAAGTCAAAATAAACAAATGGCTGATCAGACCCAGAAGTAGTTCCAGCGGCAGCATTCAAATCCATTTCAAGTTCCATTTCAGAAGTGAATGGCACAACCACAGCATAAATTTGGGCGTTTGTAGTATTGTCAGCTGCTGTCGTTACTTGATTAGGAGTAAGTGACGGGTCTTGTCCATATGTAGGATAGACTTCGCCGTTTTTCTTAGCAAAACCAACAACTACTCCCAATAAATATTTACCACCAGCAACATTGGCAGTGGCGTTCGTAGCATAAACAACGCCACTTGTTGACAAAGTAGTGGTAACAGCATCACCAACTTTTACAGTTAAACTATTTCCCAAAAGAACAAGCTGTGTCTGAGCAGTTCTTAAGTCTACAAGAGGTTTTAACATTTCTCTCTATAAAAAATCTCGACCTTATATTTTACCCCTTCTCTTTAAATCCCTGTAGGCCGCCTCCGGAATTCCAGTAATTCTGATAGCTTCCCTGTCTTCCGCAGTAAGCTCAACCTCTTCCTCTCTCGTTTCCTTTCCTAGCCCAGAAAACGCTGAGCCAGAAGCATTCTTGAGAAATTCATCAACATTCCCAGAAAGTTGTTTAATTTTCTGTTCAAGTTGAATGTATTTCTCTGGATTAAGGATAAGGTGAGACCTAATTAAATCTCCGTAAATCAGGTCAGCATCTACAGAACCACTTTTAATTCTTTCAAAGACCTCAAGGACTTTCTTTTGGGATTCCGGGTCAGAATACCCAAAATCTGCGAAGAATTTTTTCGTTGCCTTCGCTCTTTGTTCTTCTTCAAACTTTTCCTGAAATGTTAAATCTTTTTGCCTTCTTTCTTCTCTTTTAGCAGTCAAATCCGCTGTAATTCTTTCTAATTCTTTTTCTAGGGCAGATTTTTTGTTTTCGTAATCTTCTACTGTGGTTTTTATTTTTTCTAATTCCTCTTGCTTTGTTTTTAATTCTTGCTCTGTTTTTTCAAGTTCCTCTATTTGTTTCTGAAGTTCGTTATCTGTGTTTAACATTTGTGTATATTGTGTGTATATATTATGTGTTTCGACCTTGAACCTTCGCCCGATTTAATGGGGCGGCGACCCCCAGGTTCTTATTTTATTTTTATTTTTGGCATTTTAATATTTTGTGTTCTAAATGATTTTACCGCAATTCCCCTAATACTTTTCATTTTAATTGGCTTAATCCTCAGTGGCTTTATCCTAGAAATATTTGTTCTTATCCCCGGTTTATAGGCTAATGGTTTTCTCCTAGTCATACTTCTATTTTTAATCCCTTTTAAAAAAATGTCAATGCTTCGAGTGGTAATCATTATTATTTCATGTGCTTAAAGGTTTCCATCTGCTTAACTCTTTTTTTGCAGCTGCTTAATGTTTTATAAACCTTTGGGTATAATCCGCCCTTGCTTCTTTTTATTTTATATCCACTCGAAACCTTAATGCACGGCATATTATTTTTTTTATTTATTCGACCTTTTTAAACATATTTAAACATATTTTCTAGGCACCTTTGTCTTTGTTCCATTTTTGAAGGAAAGTATCTCTTGAAATTGTTTTTTCTACTTTCTCCTCCTCAACTTTTACTTCTCCAACATTTGAAACATCAAATGATTGATATAATCTATTTTCTGCTAATTGTCCTCTAATAAAATCAGGACTCCTGTCTTTAAAGGCAAGATTTTTTAAAATCATCATTTCTCTCTTTTTTAACCAATCTTTCAAATAAGGAACCCGTGAAAATGATTCTTGCCAGACATTTACACCCTCAATGTTGTCAATCGGATAAAAATTTTCCTTTTCCAAAATAACACTCCATAACTTTTCTGGTTTTATAAACTTTAATAAAAATTTAATCATATAATTATTTTATGATTATCTTGTTATATTTTTTAAAATATTTTCTGGTGCTATTCCCTCATTAACCATTCTCGACCCGGGGCCACTTGGTCCAAACATTTGACCCCTTAATGTTTGGTTATAACGATTAACCTCTGGTAATTGAGATGGTTGAGGAACATTGACCGAAGACACCCCAAATCTTTCTTTTTCATATTCAGCCAAAACCTCATCTTCTACCAAATCGGAAATATTTTCATTAAATTTCTCGGTAATTCGGAATAAAGATTTTTTAGGAGATAATAAACCAGTATTTCCAAAAAGATTCCAAATTGTAGTAATATAATCAAGATAAAGGGCCCTTTCTGTTTCTGGAGAATTTTCTATTTCAAAATTAATTTTAATATCAAAGTTTAATGATTGTAATGCTTTTGGTGTTACCTCAATAATTTCAACCCTTTCCTTTCCCAAAAGAGAACGTAAATAAGATTCCTTTCTTAGTTCTTCTGGGGGAGAAACATTGTCTGCAATTCTTATTTCTCTATTTCCCAATCCACCACCGAAAAGACCAACACCAACCAATGACAAAATTTTATGAAAATATTTATTACCAAGAACCTTTTCTACCTTTTTGGCTGTATAAAATTGAATCATATTTTTCAGGACCAACCAAACTTTTTGTTCTAATAAGTCCTGATAAAACAGAAAATACAATCCAGCAGTTTCTCTTTGTTGTTGAGATTCAATGCTTTTTTCCGTAGCGGAACGTGGTTGCTTTGTTGCTATAATTGGACCAACACCACCAGAACCAGTTCTTTGAATAATTCCCTGAAGGGTTGTTAGCGCATTCCAATAAGAACCAGAAGTTGGAGCAATTTGAAGTTCTCGATAATTGGCATTAGGGTCACCCTGAACCTGATAAAACCTTCCGGCCTTATATTCTAAACCAACCTCAATAGATGGGTCATTGGTAAGAATAGGAGCAGCAACAGACCTCTCTTCTCTATCAAGCAACAACTCCCACATTCTGTTTAATGCTTCCTGTGGAGATTTAACCTTTTGTGCTAATGGCATTCCATAAAAGAAATTAGCATCAATTGGTTCAAAAATTGTTTTTGCGAAAGGAAGTTTTTTATGATTCCAGGGCAGTGGAGCAACTTCTTGTCCTCCCCTTCTTTTTATTGGATTTAATAATACCCCATTGGCAATAATAGCATATTGGTCTTTAGCAGCATTAAAATATTTAATAACCTCCACAAAGTCCCCGCCCCTCACATCGTAAGCCAAAAAGTCTTTAAAGATTGAATTATCAGCAAATTGTGAACCAGGATAAACAAAGTCAATGCTTTCATACCCCTCGAATGAATTTTTGAAATCTGACCACTTCATTAATGTTCTCCAAATTAATTCTTCCTGCTCTTGAATGTTTGGTTCCCAAATCTTAGGAACATAAAGGTCTTCTAAATTAACAATAGTCTCCTTAACATCTGACTCATCTTTAGTATCTTCTTCATATTCGGTCTCTCCAGTCTCTGGATTATGAAGAGTAATGTTTTTTACTTTCTTAACTCTTGAATTATAGGCAATAAATGTAACAACGGTTCCGTTGATAACGTTATAAAGAAATTGCCAGAAGTTTTCTATTTTTCGATTTGTTTTTCTTCGCCAATATTCAAACAAGTCCTTTAAAATTGTTGCTTTAATAATATCAAAACCCTCAACACCCTCGAATACCGGTTTTAATTTTAAATTGGCTATTTTGGACAAAATCTGAATTATCTCATTCCTTGTTTCTGGAAAGAAAAATTGTGGAGTGTCTTGGTCAAAAGAAACAGGAAGATAACCCCAAAATTTTTTTCTGGCCTCTAAAAGATAATTAGTTAATGTCTGGTTATTAAATTGTTTATACGGCTGCTCTCTTAAACTTCTCCATTTAATGTATTTTTCATAGACATCAAAAATAAATTCTTGAATATTTTTCGGTGGGCGGTAGAATTCTTCTAATAAAATCTTTTTGGGATTAGATGAGTTTTCCATAATCCAGCCTTATGTTTTTAACTCTCGACTTTATTGAATTTAGAGTTTTCACGGGGATTAAATTTAATTTTAAAAGCCTTATAACATTTCTTATCTTATCTAAATGATAATCTATTGTCAAATCATTTGTTTGTTCTTTGGTCATTAATATCTTATAAATAATAATTCTTTTCCAGAAGAAAACAATCAATTTCTGGTCAGGAAACAAAACCGCTCCTATATCTGGGTCAATATCCTGAACCTTTTTAACGAGATGTTTAACGAAAACCTTATCATACCAAACATCTATTTTTTTCTCTTTAATTAAATCCCTTCCTAGCATTTTATTAATATTTTATTAATACCTTAACTTTCTCTGTTTTTACTTAAATAATCCTGATAAGATTTCATTTTTTCTTCCTGAGAAGATAAATTAATTTTCAAATTCAAAAGGGTGAGATTGGGATTTTTGTTCCCTATTTTTGACATGTGATACATAGAATAAATATCTCTCAATGCCTTGCTCTTCATTCCAAGATTAGCCTTTTTAATATCTTTAGGAGACAAGAACTGAAGAATTGTATAAATCTTATCTAGGGCAATGTTTTGAATTTCCCATAAAAGGGATTCGGCCTTTCCTATTGGTGGAATATTTTCCTTGTAAGAAGAATCAACAATGCGGGGAACTAACTTCCTATCTTCATCTACAACCATTATGACATTCGTTAGAACCCTCTCGTATCCACCGCTTTTTAAAGCATCATAAATTTCTTTGGTAATAAAAGCGGGCCTTGCTCTTAAGAAATCAAGAATGTTTTTAAACTTAATAATTAATGTTTTATATGCTTTCTTTAATTCATTCTTATCATTAGACGCTGGCAACAAACCAAACCAGGAAAGAATTGTTTTTAGGGTTTTCAGCTCTATATCCGTAAATGTTTCTATTCTACTCCCAGAGCCGCTCTTTAGCGCTTTTACGGAGTTTTTTCTTGCCCCGAAGAAGTAAATAATCCTAACAATCTGTTCTTCCGTTAAATTAAAAATATATCCAGTATCTTTTGACGAATTACTAATAACTGGATTTTCTACAACCAAATCAGTTTTTTGAAGTTTTTTATTCATTAATATGATTGTAGAAGAAAAATATTAGAGTGTCAATAAAGTGGTATGGGAGATAATGTCTGAATTAGTGTGAGGGGTATAGCAACTTCTCCAGACCAAAACACCGAACATACCCCCCCCTGACACCCCTTTTTGTATTGTCTTATACACAAAAATGTGTCGCACAATATGTATTGTCCGACACACACACAAACAAAAACGAGAAAAAATGTAGATTTGATGCGGTTTTTTTCAAATATGATTGATTTTATAAGGTTGGTGATAAGGGCTCCAGTCTGTACTTTCCCACCCCCTTTTACAATCCAACACCCCCCCTACAATTCCTTTTTGACTTTTTGAGCTTATATATAGAAAAAGGTCGCTCATTCATTACAAAACAACAATATGAACTCAAAGCTAAATGTATTAGATATCACTCTTTGGATGACTTGTCCAGTTTTAGCTTCTAAAACCAAAGACAGCGCTTCAGTGCTATCAGTTATAGACAAAAAGGATGGAGCAATCAGAGTTCTTAATAATGCAACGAAGCGTATATACGAAGTGTCAATTCAACATAGCATTACAAATGAACCATACTTGAAAATCAGCTATCAAAACTTCAGCCGAAAATTCTATCTTGCAGTAGCAGCGGCACAAAGCATTGATTTATCAATGCTAAAATAACTTCTGGAGGCTATTTTATAACGGGAATTTAAAGAGGAATTAGGAATTGAAAATAATAAAAAGTATATATAAAAAGGTCGGCAAAAATTATAACGAAATAATGACAAAAAAACATTTTAAGCTAATAGCTTTTATTTTAAAAAGAATTTTCAGCGAGCTGAACTTATCCTATCAAGACAAAGAAACGATTTATAGCTACTTTATCAAATACCTTCAACAAGAAAATGAACGCTTTAATGCTACAAAATTTTACGAAGCAGTTTTTAAATAAAGGTCGGTTTTTTAAAAAAAACAACAATGAAACTCAAAAAACAACAACCAAAAAATGTAATTAAAAAAGTCAAGGAAAACATAGAAAGCATAAAGCAAATATACGGAAACGAATGGCAATGGCAGGATATACCAGCTTTTATACGCTACCAAATCAAAAAATAAAGGTCGGAAAAAAAATTCAAATAAAATGTCCACGCTAAACTTTCATAAACAAAATGCAAGTTATTACTATGTTATTGAAGAAGACGAGAACGAAGAGTGGAGCTTAAAAGAAGAAGAAATTATAAATGCTTTAGAAAAGGTTGGATATCGGGATATCAGGCACCTAAATCAATGGGACAACAACAACAGTAAAATTATAGCACGCAAACAGATAGAATTAAATTTTATTAGCGCTTACATTGAAGTCATTCTACGGGCTGGATATTATACGGGCAGCAATCTTGATTGGAACTACAGATATGAAGACTCTGAAGGCAACGTTATTGATATTGAAGAAGATTATAGCAGCGATTTTTATGATTATTTAGATGAAGAAGACAAAGAATTTGCTAAAAAAATAAAGAAAGAGCAGACAAAAATAAAAAGGCTTGTCCAGGAAGAAATTGAAACATTAGAGAAAGCATTTGCTAAAATTACCACTCCGTATGTCCTGGAAGGGGTTTTTAGCAATGGCGAAGGTGTATATCATAGGCTGGACGGGCTTGATTTAATCAAAAAAAGCAAAATAAAGGTCAACTAATTAAATAAAAAAATATGAAATTAAAACTCATTACCGAAAACAAAAAGCCGTTTTTAGTTCTTAAATACGAAAATGACGAGTGGGGCAGGCTTGCAAGCACATACGAAAAAGTGGGACTACAGCTTGCTGAAGCTCAAAAAATATACGGAAAAAACATCAAGGGCAAAATATACAAATTGTCAAACAATGAATTAGCAAGCTATCTACAAGACATTGACGATGTCATCAACGATGTCAACGAAAACATTGTTTCTGCTACTGGCAGGGTCAATCTTGGAGTATTGCGCATCGTTCCTAACGAAGAAAACGAAGTAAAAATACCGCTACCAAAATATCTTAATATCGTTGAGTTTAACGATATGGTGCATTTCATTGGCAGAGCCTTAGAAAGGCTTTTGTCTACAATCACAGTCGCTGAAGTTAATATCATTCAATCATATGAAGAATAGATATATTACTTCGCTTGGAGTTGAACTGGAGGGTGGCATAAACGAAAGCGGACTACAAAAAATAAAAGATTATATTAACAACAACAATCTTCGTGAATTCTATTCTTCTACTACGGACGGGTCGGTAGAAGTTAGAGGGTTTGATATATATAACGCAGAGCTACGATTTTGGCATCCAAACATCAGTCAAGTCCTGAAATTTGTAAAAAAGTGTTTTAGTGCTGGCTTCACGCAAAACGACACTTGCGGCAATCACATTCATATTAGAGTTCCTGAAAACATACTTCCATTATTAGAATTGCCGTCTTTTTACTTCCAATTTATTAAAGAATACAAAATACATTATGCTAATAACAAAAAATTTTTAGACAGGCTATCTAATAGATATTGCTCTGCAAGTTATATAGGTTCAAGAGTTGTAAATCAGCTACGCAGATACGGCAGTGGCAACAGATATGCTTCCATCAATTTTCTTTCATTATTTGAACCTCAAGCTACAGTTGAATTCAGGATATTCCCTCATTGCTCTTCTATAGAAGAGTATAAAGAAATGGTTGAGTGGTTTATTGAAACAGTAAATAAACTAATTAAAAAACAATTCAACAAAAGATTGGCAACAAAACAAATAAGCGCTAAAACCATACCGCTAACTGACGGATACAACCTGCAATTAGAAACAATCACAAGCAATGAAACCTTTACTGATTACCTAACAAAAACAATCAACAACAAAAAATCAAAGGTCATTTACTCATTAAAATAAACAATGTGTGTTATAACTATAAATAAAAACAAAAAACTAAAAGAAAGCGACATTAAAAAAATATGGTCTCATAATCCAGACGGGGCTGGTATAGCTTATTATGATGCTAAGGGCAATCTCTTATACAAAAAAGGACTAATGACTTTAAACGATTTTTTAGAAACTTATAACAAAATACCATTACCTCATATTTGTCATTTTAGGCTAGCTTCGGTTGGTGGCGTTTCACCGCTTCTAACGCACCCGTTTGCTATTTATGAGACAAATCAGACAGAAGGCAAAGCTAAAGCATTGTTAGTCCATAATGGACATTTCAGTAATTACGAAACGCTATACTTCTTCCTGCTATCAAGGGGTGTTAATTTTGGAGAAAACGGAGTGAGCGACAGCTTTGTATTAGCTAAAGCGCTATCATTACTTCCTGCTCACAAAATGCAGAATTTCATTGAAAATGTAAATAACAATTCAAAAATAGTAGTGGCATTTAACAAGTATAAAATTATGAAATTTGGAAACTTTGAAAGTAAAGGCGGCATAGAATACAGCAATTTATACTGGAGCTATAATTACTATAAATTTAACAAAACCACTAACAGCATTGGCTTTAATCCTATTAAAGATTACAAATTTAACTACCAATTTAACTACGAACCCGACGACGACACCGAAGACAACACTGACTACAAACTTGAGACGGAAAACTATATACCATACAGATACAGACAAAATAGGATTGGTTTTGATATATAGATTTTTAGTAAACAAAGGTCGGACTAATAAATAATTAAAATTATGTTTGCAATAATTTATTGGAAAAACAATGATACCTATATTGACTTCGTGAAGAATGACGATAGAAGTATTAGAATTTTTGATAGCTTAAAAGAAGCTGATAGATATGCCAACGAACACGAACACGAAATTGGCGAAGCCAGAGTGGTTTCTTTGGAAGGGGTTGAAGGCGATTATGAGGACATAGAAAACACGGAAACGGAAATTGAAGATTTACCAGAAAGCGTTCTTCTAAAAAGAATGAACGAGATAGAAGATGAGGCCATTCATAGATTTTTAGATAAGGCGGATTTTGATGTAATAGAATGGATGACAGACGAAGAATTGGAAGAATATAAAAAACTATATCGGGAATACTGGGGAAGCGGGAGCTATCAAAGTAGATTTGGAGAGTAATAGCTTGTTAAAACTAAAAAGGGACGAAAAATGACTTGTTTTTAATATGGAAAATCTTACAAAAGAACAAAAAGAATTGATAAAGAAAATTAAAAGAGCCTATAATACATTTCTTAAATCAAGAGACGAATTATTTTATTTGTTTAATTTAGCAAAAAAGATAAAAATTCCTATTACTCAATTAGCCAAAGAGCTAACAATAGACAAGTCGGCGGTTTGGCGAAGAATACAAAGGTCAAGTAATAAACAAAATTAAACAACCATAAAGGTCGTAAATAAAAATAAAACTATGAGCGTAAGAGCATATAGAGTAAATAAAATTGATTTTGAAAAGCCAGAAACATTTAATCTTTGGCACGATGAATTTGTAAGAGATTTTTTTGAAGGAGAAGGTTTTTTTGAAAGTTTTAGTGATAGTGGTGGGATGGGCGAAATATCAGTTGAAGCATTAAAAGAATTGAGCAGTTTATTAGCTGAAAAAATAAAAAAAGAAGAAGATAAAGAGTATTGGCAATCATTAAAAAATCGCATCGACAAAGATATTAAATGGGCTGAAGAAAGGGGCGATGAGTATGTAGTTTATTATTGTTTCTAATGTTTAAAATCGGCGATTAAAAACTAAATTATGCATCTAAAATATGCACATAAAAATACGAGAATTATTTCAAAAGAGGGTCTTGGTCTCTAATTCTCCAACCACATATAAGTGGCAAAACAAACAATGGCTTGATATTCTTTTAGCCATTCTAATAATGGCTACTATGTATGGATTAGCCTGTTTGTTTGCAATTGCCGTAGGCAATTAATTTGGGCAATTAAGTTAAAGGTCATAAAAACAAAATAACAAAACAATGATTAAATTTATTAAAAAGATTTTAGGAATAGATATTCTTGAAAAGAAAGTAGATTTTCTTTTAACGGCTCACGAAGGCAACAGAAACATTATAGCTCTCATCTTAAAAACAATTAACATTTCTCCACAGAAATTCGTTGAGCTAATTCATTTTAATCCATACGAACTCATAAACTATAACAAAGAAGTATCTCAACTAATGGAAAAAATGATGGACGATATAATAAAAAAAGAAGAAGAGAAAGAAGAAAAGAAAGAAACTGATTAGCGCCTATATCTAATTATTTTTGTGGGAGTAGTGTCGGTAATCAAATTGACGGCGAGGTTTTCTACGGCGGCTCTTAAGTCAGCATTTTGGTCGTGAACTGGCTTATCTAAACCCTCTGGGTTGGTAGAGGTTTCTCTGGATTGAGGGTAAACTGAATTAGCAAGAGCATCGTATACATCTAATGCACCACTGTTATCAGCAAAAATTGTGCGTGTTAACATTTTTTTAGTGGCTGTGCGCCTAACACTATGAGCTATAGCCATATCGTTTATTCTTAAGAAGATACCTATACCAGCTAATTCCTGAAAAATAGAGGTATTTGACTTAATCATTTTCTGACGATGAGCCGCCTCCCCACAATACATTATTGGTTGCTTCCACGAATTAAATCTTTTAATCAAATCAAGCTCAAAAGAAAGATAGTCACTTTTTTTAAGGGTGAATTTTTCGTGTGTAAATTTATTTTCTAATTCATAAACCTCCTGTTTATCAAAGTCAATTCCTTGTTTTAAGAAGGGGTAATACCAACTCAAGGGTTTATTGTTTTTCTCCATACCATCTATACAATAAAAGTTAGTATTATCTTTCTGAAAATAAACTATTGCGCTTTTGTCCCTGCTCCCAAAATCAAGTCCCAAATAAAGGGGTAAATTAGGATTGTATTCTATGTTTCTAATTGGACAATTTAAAACTTCTGGATAGTAGGAAAGTGTCGGGTCGGAAAAATATTGGATTTCTAATTCTGCTCCAACGGAAAGGGGGTCAGACTTTCGTCTTTCTTGTTCTTTTTTAAACCACTCCTCATCTTTGAATGGGTGCAAATTCCAAGTAAGGGTAATAAGCTTCCCCTGCTCCTTGAAGCTCTCTCTTAAGGTTCGGGCAAAGGACGATGGTTTTGCGGTTGAGATAGCCACACGGCAAGGAGAGGTATCCGTGCTTGAACGCCAACTTTCTCTGGCGAACTTCCAAAAGAATAACTCGTCCATAGCCAAAAACGAAGCACGGTATTGGCGACCAAAATCCGCATTAGCACTTTCACCAGCGATAAAATTCATTTTGTCGGGGTTAATAAATTTTAAATGAATATCATGTTCAGACTTCCTAAATTTAGCTGGTCTCATCCAAAGTGGCAAAGAATAATAAGCATAACGAAGTTTGCCAAATAAAGACTGCGGAGTGCGACCGCTATCATCAACCGCCTCTTCCTTTCTTGAGCCAATCAATCCATACCACCTCTCATTAAAAAGCCACCTCCAAAGCATATACCAAATAATCAACCAAGTAGCTCCCATATCCCTTGTTTTTTCTATTAACAAATCCTCGCCTTTTTGTTCTGCATCCATTACTCTTAACAAAACATCTTTCTGATAGTCAAATAAAAAGAACGGGATGTCTTGGTTTTCTGGTAAGCGGGGTTCATAAACCAAACCAAACAAATCTAAAAAGGTAAATATATCGTCTTTACAATCCATCAATACCGCAACCCTTTCTACTGGGTTAATCTCTGCCGTTTGTAGTCTTTCTAATCTATAATTTAATTTACGCTCAAAAGAATTAGAACGAAGATATTTACGAAATAATTCTAAATTCATGGTTTGATTTTAATTTAATGTTTACACGCCCGTGTAAACAACTCCCCATCGACCTTTATTATTCTATGTTTAGCCGGACAATCCTTAATTTTCTGATTCACTTCTTTTGCCTCTCGGCGTGAAGCATAAACCCCGCAAAGTAGCGGCTCTTTAGAAGAATAACAAAGCAAAGCATAATAGTTTTTAAATTTTATATTTTTCATTTCAGTCAGTTACTATTAAAATAGAAATTGAATTGCATTTCAATCTCTATTTTAATAGGGACTGATTTATTTTTCATCTTTTAATTTGTCTTTATCTTTATTAGATTCAAACGACCTTTGTAATAAAAAATTTTTATAGAATTCGGGGAATCCTGCAATCGCTCTCCTTAGAATATCTTGTCCATATTCATTCCAAAGAAATTCTTTTATGTTTTCTTTTTCTTCCTCTTCTATATCTTTTTGAATTTCTTTCAAAAGTTTTCCAATGTCTCGTGGGGCAAATTCCAATTCTCCATTATCTCGTAGGTGTTGAATTGCTTTATTCCACCTCGCTTCAGTTCTAAAACTATCTTTGAATAATTCCCATTTACCCCTTGCCGTAAATTCACCACGCCAACTCTTTCTATGAACCTCTTTAAAACCCTCTGAAACATATTTTCCCATCATCAACGGAATCTGTTGTCCACCTAAAAGAAATTGCCTTTGATAGTTTTTAACAACAATACCTTCTATTTTAACTCCTCCCAAAACACTCTCTTTTTCTAAGAAAGAAGACAATTGTTCTGGGTTATCTATTTTACCATAATAAAACATAGGAACCACCTCAACATCTAACAAACTAGCATATTGTTTTAATTCTTCATATTTGCTTATAAATTTTGTTCCAGTAGCATCCGAAACACCAAACAATATTAAATTATTTTTGGGCACTCTATTATATTTTAGAACATTATGCTTTTCTGTTTTTAGATATTCACAATAAAATACAGTATTATCAGGAATTTTATCTTGAACACTTAAAATATATTCTATTGCTTTTAAAAAAAGTTTGTCTGCACTTTCGGGATATAATTGAACCCCCTTACTTCTGAAATATAATTCTCCGTTAATTTTACCAAAATCAAACTGTGAACCATCTATTTTTTCTGTAATTTCAACCTCTTCTTTAAAAATGTCTATAATATAATTTTGACCAATGGCAAATATTTTAGGAAATGCTTTTATCATTGTTTTTTATTTTTCTCGACTTTTTTGTTTTAACATTTTCAGGTTCTAATTTTACAATACAATTCCCTCTTTTTATCATCAGACATATTTTCTAATAATAATTTCTTTTCCAATAAATTCATTTTCATTCTAATAAACGCCCTCTTTTTAAATTCTACTTCTTCTTTTTTGGCTTTTTCGTCCCAATACTTTATTTCTCTTTCTAATTTTTGAATGTATTCTTTATCTTTCATTGTTTTAATTTATTTTCCCCGACCTTTTGTTTTAATAAATCTTCATATTTCTTTTTATAAATCTTCGCTATCTCGTCCAACTCCACTTTTGTGAATTGTTTCACTTCTCGTGCTTTTTTCCAGAGTTCTTCCTCTGCTTTTTTACCGTATCTTTTTATTATAACCTCTCTTAAAATCGCAGGCTTGCCAGCACCCCATATGTTGCAATTTATACATTGAGCAAACACATTGGTTTCTGAGAAAAAAACTGCATTGTGTCCGAATGCTTGTATAAAATGCCCAGCGTTCATAAATTGAATTGCATTTCAATTTCTATTTTAATAGGGACTGATTTATTTTTCATCTTTTAATTTGTCTTTATCTTTATTAGATTCAAACGACCTTTGTAATAAAAAATTTTTATAGAATTCGGGGAATCCTGCAATCGCTCTCCTTAGAATATCTTGTCCATATTCATTCCAAAGAAATTCTTTTATGTTTTCTTTTTCTTCCTCTTCTATATCTTTTTGAATTTCTTTCAAAAGTTTTCCAATGTCTCGTGGGGCAAATTCCAATTCTCCATTATCTCGTAGGTGTTGAATTGCTTTATTCCACCTCGCTTCAGTTCTAAAACTATCTTTGAATAATTCCCATTTACCCCTTGCCGTAAATTCACCACGCCAACTCTTTCTATGAACCTCTTTAAAACCCTCTGAAACATATTTTCCCATCATCAACGGAATCTGTTGTCCACCTAAAAGAAATTGCCTTTGATAGTTTTTAACAACAATACCTTCTATTTTAACTCCTCCCAAAACACTCTCTTTTTCTAAGAAAGAAGACAATTGTTCTGGGTTATCTATTTTACCATAATAAAACATAGGAACCACCTCAACATCTAACAAACTAGCATATTGTTTTAATTCTTCATATTTGCTTATAAATTTTGTTCCAGTAGCATCCGAAACACCAAACAATATTAAATTATTTTTGGGCACTCTATTATATTTTAGAACATTATGCTTTTCTGTTTTTAGATATTCACAATAAAATACAGTATTATCAGGAATTTTATCTTGAACACTTAAAATATATTCTATTGCTTTTAAAAAAAGTTTGTCTGCACTTTCGGGATATAATTGAACCCCCTTACTTCTGAAATATAATTCTCCGTTAATTTTACCAAAATCAAACTGTGAACCATCTATTTTTTCTGTAATTTCAACCTCTTCTTTAAAAATGTCTATAATATAATTTTGACCAATGGCAAATATTTTAGGAAATGCTTTTATCATTGTTTTTTATTTTTCTCGACTTTTTTGTTTTAACATTTTCAGGTTCTAATTTTACAATACAATTCCCTCTTTTTATCATCAGACATATTTTCTAATAATAATTTCTTTTCCAATAAATTCATTTTCATTCTAATAAACGCCCTCTTTTTAAATTCTACTTCTTCTTTTTTGGCTTTTTCGTCCCAATACTTTATTTCCCTTTCTAATTTTTGAATGTATTCTTTATCTTTCATTGTTTTAATTTATTTTTCCCGACATTTTTAATTTAAACCAACATCATCATAAGTATCATAATCCACAGTCAATTCTTCTCCTGCCTTTATGTCTCTTTTGGCTACAAATTCTTCTCCGTCTTTTACCGCAACCATATTGGGTTCATTAGAATGATTGAGGAAAAAAGAAATATCAATTGCATTCAATCCTTTTTCTATTACCCAATATTTTCCGTCTTGAAGAGGACAAAAATCCTTTATCATTTCTTTAATTGGCTCTGGTTGATTTTCAATGTCTTTGGGGCTAATTGGAATAAAATCACCATCATAAGACCCCACAAAAGGATTGGTTCCCTTGGGAATGTCCCTAATTGCAAACACCCCAACGCCATATTTACTCGGTTTAAGCCTACAATATACATTACCAAAAGACTTTATTAAGCGTTCTTTTTTGTTCATTTTTTATTTTTGTTTTTTTTCCGACCTTTTTGTTTTAATAAATCTTCATATTTCTTTTTATAAATCTTCGCAACTTCATCTAATTCTTGTTTAGTAAATTGTTTCGTCTCTCGAGCTTTTTTCCAAAGTTCTTCT